GCACCCCGCAATCATAGAAATAGTGCCCGTAGGGGCTACCGTCAAACGACAAGCGTTCCTATAATTTTCTTGAATCTTATAACTACTTTGTTCCCAAGCGGGGAAAGTCCCTCTAACTGCACCCAATTCTAATGATTTAACACTTGCCATATGATTAATAAATCGCATCACCTCGTCCCCAACTGTCCGTGCCTCCTCAGAATTATACGGTATTCGCAATTTAATCAATAAATCAGCGAAGCCCATAACACCTAAGCCAATCTTACGAGTAGCCTTCGTCATTTTTTCAATCTCAGGAATGCTGTAATCATTCGCATCAATAACATTATCAAGAAAATGTACCGCATTACGCACTACGTGTTGAAGCCTATCCCAATCAATCATGCCTTCCCAACCCACGGCAGACTGGTCAAGCCCAGTAGTCCGAATAAACTTAGCAAGATTAATTGACCCCAAATTACAACTCTCATACCCTAATAGGGGCTGTTCTCCACAAGGATTCGTTGCAATTATATCCCCGTATTCCTCACCAACTTTATTGTCTTCATTCATTCTATCGAGGAAGACCACCCCAGGTTCTCCATTACGCCACGCACCCTGAACAATCTTTAAAAAGACTTCTCGTGCATTTAAAACTGAAACTGGCAAACCTGTTTTAGGGTCATTTAATGTATATTCCTGGCCCATTTTAACAGCCTCCATGAAGGGAGTGTCAACAGCAACAGAAATATTAAAATTATGGATGTCACCCTCTACTTTCTTACATTCAATAAAAGAAAGGATGTCTGGGTGTCGCACACTCAGAACAGCCATGTTAGCCCCATCACGCTTGCCACCCTGCGTTATCATACTGGACACCCTAGAGAGGGTTTTAAGCACCTCTATGGGGCCACAGGCAACGCCATGAGTAGATTGAATCTTGGCTCCCTTAGGTCTAATTTTAGACAGAGCAAAACCTGTGCCACCACCAAATTTCTGCACCATAGCTGCATCCGTAGCAGACTTCATGATTTGTTCCATACTATCTTCCAATGGCAAAACAAAACAGGCTGACAAGGTGCCTTGAGCAGTGCCTGCATTCATTAGTGTGGGGGAATTAGGTAGAAATTCCAGATTCCATAGCATCTCAAAGAAATTCTGTTCTAAGAGTGTGACTTCATTAGGAAGAACTTCATAATAACTGTCTACCTCAGCTATTGCTTTCGCCACCCTCCAAAAGAGTTCTGGTGAATCTTCTGTTGGGTTCCCATCCGTATCTTTAAGAAAATATCGGTGTGCCAAAATGGTTTCTGCCTGTTCAGAAATGTGTGTGTCTATCAATCTCCTACCCCCTATGTCCACAATATATACAAAGTTTCCGTTCTGGTACCCAAAATTCTGGTTTGCAAATAATCTCGTCACAAATTGGATTTGGACAATCTGCCATCGTTAAGTCTGGGTTCATTGCCCTAGTATAATCCATCTTGATGCCACCTGGCAAGGCCATTTCCTTAACTGGGTCAAGTTCAGTTTCCAAAACTGCTGGTGGTTCCCCTGTTTCCTTCATCTCTGCTGGGTCTTCTGGGTCAAGAAATCCTTGCAAGTCACCTAGATTGGTAAAACCAAACTGTCCTGTTTCCCAGGAAGCTAATAAGGCCATGCCAATAGAAAAGAATGCATCTCCATGCCCCATAGGGGTTTCAGGAGCCTTTAATTCATTACTAACTGACAAGATTTGCTGCTTCTGCCGCTCATCTTTTAGAAGTTTAATTTTCCCCGAAAGAACATATTTTTCAAAAATCTGTGCCATTGTGTTTTTGGACTTAACAGTAAAGGTTAGGGGCTTCCACCTATAATCCAACCCCCTATCCTCTAATTCTCCTCTAGTATTATCTACATACCCTTTATCTATATCAAAATTCTCTGCTACTTCATTTAAGTATTCTATTTGGTCAGAATAGTTCCACCCATCCAACCAAGACTGATGAAGTTGGCGGCATGTACCATCTCCACCTCTCTCAAATATAACTAGGTGAGAAGGGTGCCGTTTTTTACCAACATCAAACCCTGCAAAAATAAATGAATCTTCTTGTTTCCTATATTTACGGGTTGAAGGCAACTCCCGCAACGTCTCATCTTCGCAACTGACAATATCTTCCTCACTAAAATAGGCCTCAGTAGCAAAGTGAGGAACCAGCAGAAACTCTGATGCAAAGGATTTGGGCCTAGCTTTTTGTTGTTGCAACAGCCAGTTCTCATCATATAACTCAGGCATCAACACCCTGCGCCCAGGAACGGGGTCAAGGGCTGGCAACACTCTAGATAGGAAACGTTCATCCTTCTGGAGGTTAGCAAGTAAATCTCCAGGCATCATAGGAGTTCCTAGAACTATAACAGGCACACCCTTCAAAGGAATGAATAAAGACTCAGTTAAGAAATGGTCTTCAACCTTTGTTACCTGTCCAATATTCAAAGGGTTTTCAGGGTCACGGAGAATGTCATCTGCAATCAACGCACCATTAACATGCATACCCCGCTTAAATGAAAAAAGACCCCCATGCATAATATTCATAGGCTTATTATTAATCAGATATCTAGCGGAGAAGTCAGCTTTGGGAGTACGGTTATCCATCCACTCTACTAATTGAGGGTTTCTAGAGATGGCCTTATTAATTTCAGAGATATGGTAACGGGCCATCCCATCACTATACGATAAATACAGCACAGAACAGTCCCTAGGAGCCGTTAAGAGCCTCCACACACTAAAGGCGTGGCCCAATAGGGTACTTTTAAAATGGAACCGTGGGAGGATGGCACAATAATTTAACCCTGCTTGCATAGCCTTTTCAATATCTTCAGCCACTATCCCAACATGCCAAGCTTTAAAGTATTCTGGGTTATCAAAACTTTGTGCCCATATATTAACGAGAAACTCATGGAATGACCCTACCTTGGCTTTTCCAGACGTTAGTAATCCTGCTGCTAATCTATCAAATGCATCATTAAAAGTAGTTATCTCTTCTGTCATGAAAGTGCTGGCTCCTCAGTTTGTATTAATGCCTTTAAACGTCCTGCCACCCGTTTCAACACGTCCTCATCGTTAATTTCTTCCACTAAGACACTTAACACACCCTGTACAAACTGGAGATTAACCATTCCTTTAATGACTTCTCGCTCTCCTTTTATACCCATGTCTAGGGCTTTAGCAGCATCCGATGCTTTATCAAAATTTAAATGTTCTAATTCATGCCCTGCTTTATGACGGAGGGATTCATAGGTATCTAAATGCTCCTGCTGAGTTCTTGCGAATCGTTGGCCCTCACTTTCTTTTATCTTATTAATGGCCTCAACACGAACTTCTACTTGTTGCACACCCCAATCTCCATCCCTTGCCCACAAATAGATGGTGGATGGCTTCACCTCAATAGCGAAGTCATCCCACAGCATCTCGGCAATCTCTCTAGCAGATTTATCCCCTTTAATGTATAAACCTAAAGCCCTCTCCTTAATCTCAGGAGGGAATTGTTTCGGCATATTAATACTCCCTAATATCTGGGGAACGTAAACCCCTTCTGGGTGCCCTATCTTCCTGTCCCCAATTAGAAGGGATGTCGAATGACGGGTCTTCCATATGCTGGGATTCAATACTTCCCCCATAAGGCGTTCCATCAGACTGTAGCAATCCTGCAAAACTCAGGTTCCCTGTTTTCCTTACCGCAGAAGTAAAGCATTCAGGTTTACCGTTAAGATATTTTAATCCAATCTCTTGGCGAGTACATAGCCCTCTCCACACACCAGCATCTTTACCAATAGGTTGATACCCACGCTTATTCAATAACTTACCAGTTGTCCGTTGAGTATCTTCCACTTGAGTATTATATTTACACCCAAAGTAGTCGCACCAAACCACTACCCCATACTTCTTTTTAAATTCTTGGGCTGTCATGCCCTCAGGTAGTTTATCAACATACTCTACACTAGTCTCGGTCTTCCCTTTCATATAAAACACTACACTCATATTATCTCCTCTGCCAGTTCCAAATACCATTTTCTACACCACAAAGCCACACAAGCTGCATCAGCCCAATCCTGTTCTGCAAACTGAGTATCCCAAAACTTGTTGGCATACTCTAAAATATCGCTTTTCGCCGCATTCCCATTTCCCACCGTCACTTTCTTCCATGTCTTATTTTGTACTAATATGCTATCCAAGCCATGTAAAGAACATATAAACTTGGTGGCGTACACTACAGAAGCAATCTGCATTGTAGTTCGTGGATTTTGAATAAAAATAGGGGCTTCAACAGCCACCCATAAAGACGGATACCTTTCTATTATTATACCTAGTTCTTCGTAAAACTTAGTCAAAAAATCCACGAATCTGGAGTCAAAATCCTTAATTGGGGAAACCCATTTTATAGTCTCTTGCAAAACTTTATCCTGATTAATGATAGTGCCATGAACGGCTTTACTAGAACAATCTAATCCTAGGTAATGCCTATCCATAACTAACACCTGGGGAAATACGAAGAGCTACAATCCTTGAGACTGTGTGATAAGCAGAAGTGTAAGCACTAAGCACACCAGACATTTTCACATATGTCGCTTCTTGTTCAATAATTTCCCTACTCAACTCTCGTAACTGGGGGTAGTTAGTTAATGCCGCCCCACGAACTTCATCTCTAGTTAACTTCTTCCTGCCCTCTGATTCTCTGTCCTCTGCCATTTTATACCCAGCAGTTGCATATCCTTCATCAAATGCTGCTTTTAAAGCGTTCTTACCAGCTTCAACATCAGCTACCCTAGACTCTAAATATGCTTTATACCCACCATATAAAGTTAAAAACTCTTCTAGCGTTTTAGCATCAGCATTCATCAAATTAGCAAAGTCTAAGTTGGGTTGTTCACTTAAATCCGTCTTAAACGGAGGAACCATTAACTCATCTATAACTCTAGTCGCTTTTCCCAAGGCTTTCATTGGTGTCCACTTCTCTACCATCCTCATCCTCCTTATAGTGCCTACAGGCACACCATGATGGCCCAGTACAGCTATCTGGTATTACTGTTGCTTCTTGTATTTTAGTACACCTATTAACTAAAGTGTTCCACTCTTTAGCACTTCTGGGTACTTTAAACGCTTTTAGCTTCTGGTCATTCTTATTTTCATACAACACAATCCCATAGGCTTTGTCCAATAATTGCAGATAAATCTGTAATTGTATTGAGTGTTCTGGTTTAGGCTTACTGTATAAATTCTTAAAGCCTTTGTCATTAATTGATTTAAGTTCTAGAACAATCTCCTCATGCTCTTCATGAGCAAGTAAGAAGTCTGCTCGGCCTGAAATGGGGGGATTGTCACATTTAAGTGGGATTTCCCTCCCCTTTAAAATCCCCATTTGTTCAAAGTATTTGGTCATCCTATCCTCTAAAGAAGACCCCGTATCAAAAATCCTTTGGGTTCCGCTACTAATCACTTGCTGTGGTAGAACTCCTCTATATGCTAGGTACAAATATCTATCACACTCATTCCCTAACATAGAGGGGTAAAACACCCCCACTCGACTACTCCTTTGTTCAGACCCCAACGTATTCTCAAACATTTTAAGGAGCCATTTATCTTGATTAGATGTACGGTTACGAGTTTTAGTTTCTGCTAGTTGGTTAAGTTGTTTAATGCCTGCCATAATGTATCCTTTATCCCTTGTTTAGTAGTATCTTTAATGTGCAAAATGTTCCCTATCCCAAAAATCCTCATTATTTCAGAGTCCCTATATGCATCCCTCTTCCCCAAATGCCCATACACTCCATCTGCTTCAATGACAAGACCTAATTCAGGAACATAGAAATCAGCTGTGTATTGATTTATAGGTACTTGTTGGTCATACCGCAGACCGAATTCCGACAATTGGTCTGCGATAAGGTTTTCTTGTTTAGTATAATCTCTAGGTAACATCTGCTTTCAACTTGTCTACTAGAGTAGGATTAGTCAGCAATTGGGTTTTTAAACCATTCATACCCATAGCTTTAATTCCTTCATAATCATACCATGCACCTTTTTGAGTAATCAACTTCTGTTGTATGGCTTCTCTAATGTAACTTTCTAGTACATCAATCCCACCATCCACTCTAAAGGGCACAATGGCATTACTCCAGTTCTCACCCCCCACCTTACTCTTGCGTAATCGAACCTCCATATCAAACCCCACCTTATTTCCTTTAGGTTCTTCAATCCATCCAGACCTTCTAACCTGAAGTAAGAAATGAGCAAAGAATCCTTGGGCTAAACCCCCAGGCATAGTGTCTAGAGCTACAGGGCCAATACTTGACCTTACTTGATTGATAGCAATGAAGGCTGACCCAGATTTTAGATTCGGTAGAAGTCTGGGGAGAGCGGAGTTTACGAACCTGGCTTGCCAGGCCATTGGACTAAACTCAAACCCCTTGTCATTATCCTGCACATCTGATGGAACTAACCCTGCAATCGAATCCAAAACAATAATGTCTATTCCTGCCCTCATAAGTTCTTTGACTGTTCCTAAAGCTTCTTCCCCACTAGTAGGCTGAGATACGAGCATACGTTCAGAATCTAGGCCACACTTTTCTACCCATTCTGAATCCCAGGATAATTCTGTGTCTATCCATGCAGCCGTTCCACCGTCTCGTTGAACATTTGCCACCACTTGGGAAGCAAGATAAGACTTCCCCACATTTGTAGGCCCATACATAATGGTCATGCGTTTCTTAGGGATGCCACCACCAGTAAGTTTATCTAGCGCAGGAATGCCAAAGGGAATACGTGTGTAATTAAAGGTGTCACTATTTCCCTTTTGTAAGTTTAGTTTTTTATCCCCCAGTAATTGGGCGATTACTTCATCAGCTGTATTTTTCATTTTTTGTGTCTTCCTTAAATTGAGCTTCAGCCATCGCAAAACATATCGCTGCTAATTGAATATAGTGTGTATATTCATACAAGCGACTGTAGTGTGGTTCCCAAGCTGTATCGTGTCGTTCTCGTTCTAACAATACATCCTCTAATACTTTAACCCTTGCTATTTCACTCATGAGGTACTCCCTGAATCAAGCACATTCTCAATCTTTTCATCTACTGCTTCTCTAACTACCGTCCATACTTGGTCTAGAGCCTTAGATGCCTCATTCATCTGGTCTTTCACAGGCAATTCAGTATCTATATCCCTAACATCCACATCAATACGACTGTACTGATTCGTTTCTAGTGGCCCTACCCTAAACGTAAATCCTAAATGTACACTTACTTTAGCCATTCTTATCCTCCTAATCCCAATCTATAGCTTCCTCTATTGTAACAGGTTTGGGGATATCAGTCAAGTATTTCTTGGTGGCCCAGGAAGGGTCACATACCTCGACATCCACCTTGAGGGGAATCCCCAAACTATTCTCTTCTAGTAATTTCTGTATTTCTGATGGTACGCTGTGTATTTCATCATCAGGAATTTCACAAATGATTTCATCGTGGACTTGGAGCAAGATGTGAGCTTTTTTATCTTTAAGATATCCATGTATTTTAATTATCCTTTCATTTATAATATCAGCACTGGTGCCTTGTACTAAGTAATTAACCCCTTTGTAGGCTAAATCCGCTGGTATTTTATACACCCTACCATACCGATTCTTAACCCAACCCCGTGCCGCCACGGTACGGGAGACTTTATCTATAAAGGACTTTGACCCAGATATGCCAGCAAAGTACTTCTTTTTGTATTGAAATGCTTCTTTCTCAGACACATTCAATTGATTA